AGAAGATAAACTAACAGGTGCCGCTCGAGCTCTACACCATTGGGATGATAACGCCGGCATTAAATATGCCGCCATAGGAACTAATAGAATTTTATACGTTTATTCAGGGGGAACTTATTCAGACATTCACCCTCTTCGAACTTCAATAGCGGGGTGTGATTTTACCAGTACCAGTTCATCTGCTATTGTCACAGTAACGTTTCCAACTCCCCATGGATTAGTCGATGATGACATTGTTAGATTTGACACAGTCAGTGGAGTAACGGGTTCTTCTACTTATAACAATGCTTCTTTTGAAGGTTTAAAATTTATGTGTACGGCCATACCAACGGCTACTACAATTACTATTACGATGAGCGGTGTTGAAGGAGGCACACCTTTAAGTAATACTGGATCTGCCACAGCACAATGTTATGTTAACGTTGGACCTGCTCAAGAAGTAGGAGGCTATGGCTGGGGTACAGGAAACTGGTCAGGACAAGCTTCAGGAGTAGCTACAACTACATTAGCTGCTAACATTGCAGATGTAAGTACCACAAATATTACCCTTACTGATTCAACAGCTTTTCCTACTTCAGGAGAAATTAGAGTAGGAACAGAAGATATTTCTTTTACCGCTAATGATACTACCACAGGAATTTTAAGTGGAGGGGCTAGAGGAGTGAATGGAACGACAGCACAATCCAGCTCTTCCTCACCATCGACTCACAGCTCCGGTGATACTGTAACCGATATTTCAGATTACGTTGCATGGGGCGAAGCATCCTCAGCCGACTATACGATTGAACCAGGACTCTGGGTTCTGGATAACTATGGAACAATATTAATCGCTCTTATATATAATGGAGCTTGTTATCAGTGGGATGCAGCTGCATCTAACCCAACAGCAACTAGAGCCACGGTCATGTCTAATGCACCTGCTAAATCAAGACACGTTCTGGTTTCACCAACCGATCGACACTTAATCTTTTTTGGAACGACAACTACGGTGACAGATTCTACTACACAAGACGACATGTTTATTCGATTCTCTACTCAAGAGAGTATTAATGATAGTGATTCCTATACTGTAACGGCCAACAATACCGCTGGTACACAACGACTTTCTAATGGATCTAAAATCATGGGAGCCACGAGAGGACGAGATGCAATTTATATTTGGACTGATAACTCTATGTATCTAATGAGATTCGTAGGAGCTCCTTTCACCTTTTCTTTTGAACAAGTAGGAACGAACTGTGGACTGATGGGTAAGAACTCGGCTGTCGAAGTAGACGGAGCTGCGTACTGGATGTCTGAAAATGGCTTCTTTAGTTATTCAGGTCAATTAGAATCAATGCCATGTCTCGTTGAAGATTATGTTTATGATGATATTAATACGGTAGCTAGAAATTTAATTTTTTGTGGCTTGAACAATCTATTTACTGAGATCAGTTGGTACTATGCATCTAATGGATCTGATGTTTTAGATCGTGTGGTGACTTATAATTATATGGAATCCGTTATCGCTAAGAAACCGGTATGGACTACAGGAACTTTAGCTCGAACAACATGGGCTGATTCTTCTTTATTTGGTAAACCCCATGCTACGTCTTATAGCACCAGTGATAATGCATCCTTTGATGTTGTGGGTAACAGCGATGGAACAAGTATTTATTATGAACACGAAACAGGAACCGATCAAGTAGATGCTGGAGGATCTATCACTGCGATCACAGCCAATATTACTTCAGGAGATTTTGATATTACTCAGAGAAGAGGACAAAAAGGACAGGTCATTGGCATGCCTGATCTAAGAGGAGACGGAGAATACACTATGAAAATTAGAAGATTTATTCCTGACTTTATTAGTCAGACAGGTAATACCCAGATCACTTTATTCCTTAGAGATTATCCTAATGATTCAGCTTCAGGCTCTCCATATGGACCCTTTACAATTACGAGTGCCACTGATAAAGTAGATACACGTGCCAGGGCTCGGGGAATAGCTATAAAGATAGCTAATACCGGAGCATCACAAAACTGGAAACTTGGTACGTTTAGATTAGATATTCAACCTGACGGGAGAAGATAATGGCAACAGATTACAGAGGATTAGCATTCGGACAACAATACTTTCCTGAGGAAGAAAGCGTAACAGGAACAGTATTTCCAAACGAACCATTCCTTTATGGTGATTTAAATCCTTATAGATCAGAAACAGAAAAATTTAGAACAAGATTTGATCCTACTCAAATACAAGCAGCCCCAGAAAAAACAGGAATTATGAAAAACCTATGGGAAGGAACAAAAGATTTTGCTTCAAACTTTAGTCCAACAGGAATTCTTAATACACTTACTGGAAGAAAAGGAGCTGACCAAAGTTTTGGAGGATACCCTGGAGGATGGGAGTCTCGAGCAGGATTATTTCCTAACGAAGTCGCTAATTTACAGCGACTTGCTGACCAAGGATACTTAGCCGGAGGTGGTAAAGATATTTTTGGAACGAATGTTGTTTCCTGGAAAGGAGATTACAATAAAGCCATGGAGAAGCAATTAGGAGTCTTTAAAGACACCGTTGGTAAGAAAGAAGGTATAGAAAATTTAGATGAGTTAGAAAAATATTACTTAGACACATATGGAGACAAATCTCGTCTCTATAATAAATTAAGACATGTTCGTGGATGGAATCAACCAGGAGTTGGAACAGCACAAAAAACTTATCTTGACAAGATTCAAACTACCACTCCTAAAACTACAACGACAGGCGGATCCAGTACACCAAGAGAAATGGAAATAGCGAGACGGGGAGGATATAATCCAAGCGCACAATCTTTTAGTTCACACAGCCCCGGAGGAATTAGTCAAGCTACCTCTAGAGCTGCTAGAGGAGACCCAACAGGAACTGGTGGCGGTTGGGGACTAGCTCAAGGCGGAAGAGCAGGTTATCGAGAGGGACAATTTGTAGATGAAGATATTAATATTCAAGGCCCAGGTTTCGATGTTAATGAAAATGTCATGATGGCTTCTGCACCTGACCCTATGGATGCATTAAATGATATGTCTATGAATATTTTTGGGAAACCTTTAAATCTTTTAAACGAAGAAGAATACCAAATGCTAATTGACATGGCTAATGATCAAGCAAGTATGGGTCAAGACGAAGGTATCGCGAGTCTTGTTTAATGGCAAAAATAACTCAAGCATTAACGCGTGCTAGTAAAGAATATGATCCTGTAATTTTTCAATCTCTGGTAAGAGATTTAGACGGAGTTATTAATAAACTTAACACAACATTCCAAGAAGAAATGAAACAAGAGGTAGAAGCAATGAGCTTCTTTATAGAATAATGGCTGTAGTCAATGAGTATAAAATGTATGGAGTAACAAGTACATCTGCCGAAGGACCTATTAAATTTTTTGGTCTAGGAAGTGATGGAAATCAAAACCCTTTAATTAATGAAACATATATTATTAAATCATTACATGTAACCAATAAGTCATCAGGTAATACTCCAACCATTACGATTACGAACAATGGTTTTCAAGTTATTAATACTCAAACCTTAGCCACAGCAGCCAGCGTAGAAATTTTAACAAATCCGATGGTCGTGGAAGGCAATACAGTTCTATCCTATACCACAGCCGGAACGGTGAGCGATGGTGTAGACATTACTATTAGTTATTTAAATATAAAGAAGGAGGTAACAAGATAAGATGAGTGATAAAACAGTAGAAATAGATGGTAAAAAAATACCTTTAGTACAAGCTGAGGTAAAAGAAACTATAAAACATAAGAAAACTGGGGCTATTTACAAGTCCGTTGAGGACGCAGAATCCTTTGGAATCAAGAAGGAAGAGCTACAAAGAGACGTACATGTGAAGATGCCGAAGCTTGATTTGTTTGCAAAAACAAAGTAGATTGAAAAAATTGAGGCAAAACTATGATATCACGTGTTAATGAACCCAGACAATTATATGGCTTAGGAAGCTTTGTTAAAAAGATAGGCAAAGGAATTAAGAAAGTTGCTAAAAGTCCTATAGGAAAAGCTGCTTTAATTGGTGGCGGTTTATGGGGTCTTAATAAATGGGGTCCATTAGCTGGAAAAATTGGTCCTATGTTTTCAGGAGGATGGGATAAATTTCAAGGTTTAAGTACAGGTAAAAAAGCTCTCTTAGGTTTAGGAGCAGCTGGAATGACTCTTCCGTTTATGGCGGAGGAAGAAGAAGAAATTATTGACACTCCATGGGAGGAAACACCTTCCAGTATTTCTAACATTAGACAAATGGCAAGAGATAGACATCCAAGTCTAGCCTTTATGCCTAACGAAAATTATGTTCAAGCAGGATATTATTTAGCTGATGGAGGTAGAGCAGGCTTAGTGAATGGAGGCGAAGCTGGACAAGCTCATGCTGAAAACATGTTAAAAATGCAATATCGAAAGTATCGTAACCAAGGTGGGAC